TCAGAGGCTTGCTCGCCCAGCACACGCCGAGCGCCGCACCGAGCCCGCGCAGGGCGCTCACGCCCACGGCGATCGTGACCTCGCGCGCCGACATGAACGACGCCGGCTTCTTGAGCGTGACCTTGTGCTTCCCGAGAGTGACTTCCATGCTTCCTCCTTCAGACGTGAAACGCCCCCCGCACCATGTAGCACGGGGGGCGTCGGGCATGGGATGCTATCCCGTGCGGGGTCAGGTCGCCGTGATGGTGCCGTAGACCGTGCCGTTGACCGTGAAGGACGACGGGTCTCCTTCGGCGAAGTCGATGGACAGATGGCAGTTCGTGAGGACCAGGGTGTGATCCGCGGCATCGCCGAAGTTGGTGCCCTCGACCGTGAGGGTCACCTTGAGCATGAACACGTCCGAGGCGCTGCCGCCCGTGGAGATCGCCGAAGCGAACGCGCCGGTCTTGTTGACGGCGTCCCACAGGAGCTTGTCGGTCGCGTCGGAGAGGTCCGTCATGTGCGCCGAGAAGGAGAACGTCGGGAACGTGCGCGAGGTCTTACGCACCGAGCCGAGCTCGCCGCGGTCGAGGTACGTCGTCGCCTCGGTGTTGCTCTGGTTGAGCCCCGAGATGCTGAAGTCGCCGGCCTCATACTGGACCGTGACGGAGAGCGGCGTGGGCGTGGTCCCGTCCTCGAGGAGGATGGTACCGTCGCGGAAGTTCTTGACGACAGACGAAACAGCCATGATGTCCCCCTACTGAAGCGGAAGCGTGTGCACGATGCGGAACGTTATCACACCTACGACCCATTCGCCGAGTACCGACGTTTCGCGCGTAGTGCTCACGACTTGGACCTTGTAGGACGAGGGCCACGTCGCGTCGTAGACCATGAGCTTATTGATCACGCTCTGCTCGCCGTCGAGGGCATCGTCGTAACTGTCGCTCATGCCCTTCGGCGCGAGGCGCCACGAGTAGCGCACCTCGAGCGTCGTCTCCACGAGGAGCCCCTCGGCCGGGCGCCCGCGGTAGGCGCGAAGGTCATCGGTCGAGATCGGGTTCACGGCGAACGCCTTGTGCGCGATGGAGTCCGCATCCCGCCCGAAGTTGTCGGGAGCCACGCGCGACTCCTTCCATCCCGTGAGCGTGAGGATGCGAGCGGTCACGTCCTCGCGCAGCTGCCGTACTGTCTTGCTCGCCATCAGTACCAGCCACCGAAGTTCGGATAGCCGCCGCGACCGTTGAGCCATACCGTCGAGGTACCGCTCTTCTTCGTGTTCGGGTTGACCTTGTTCTCGTCGCTCTCGTCGTAGTTGAAACGGAGCTGCCCCCACGCCTCGGTGTAGGCGCGTCCATAGTGCTCGGCGAGGGCCTGCCAGCGCCCGCCTTCCCCGGCGCTCGTCTGGAAGTCAAGGAAGATGAGCTGGAGGCAGAGGGACAGGTGCGCGTCACGCAGCGCGCTCGGCTGGATGATGAGGTACGGCCGGCGTCCCTGCGCCGTGATGCGGTTCGTGAGCGTGCCCCACGCCTCGTCCAAGTAGGACTGATACGAGGTCGTGCCTGTCGCGAGCAGCGCCGGGAGGTCGCTGTGACGCTGGAACAGGTCCGCGTCGGTGATGACCGGGTAGAGCGTGCGACGGACGAGGGCGCCGTCGTTGCGAAAGACGTTCTGCATCGTGGCCGTCATCTGGAGCGTCCACTCCAGAAGCCAGCCCTCTTCCAGTGCAAGCGACGTGGTGACCGACCCGAGCAGCGCGTAGGTCGCCACGCTGCCCGTGATGGTCACGGCCGCGGCGTTGACCACGACCGTCCCATCCGCACGGTAGACCGTGAGCGTGCCCGAGAGCGGCGCGACGAGCGCACCCGCACGGTAGACGGGACAGGTGAGATCCTGGTTACGCCCACGCTCGATGGTTTCGCCGGAGCGAAACCGTGCCGTGTAGAGCGTCTCGCTGATGCTCATCGTGTCCCCCTGCCGTTACTTATCGCGTTCGCGCCGGTCTGCCTTCTGCGCTTGCTGGCGTGCTACCTGCTCGGCGCGCTGGGCCGGCATGCCGCCCTCGATCAGACGCCGCGTCATGGACTCCTTCGCTGCTGCGATGTCCTTACGCTCCCCGCTCACGCCTTCACCTTCGTGGTCTTGACGGGAGTATACATGCGCTCACGCGCTGCGCGCATGTCCTCGAGGCGCTTCTCGGCGACAGGCAACGCGAGCGCGCTGCCGGGATGCGTCGGCGCGCGGGTACGATGCTCGGTGACGACGCGCTCTTGGCGCTCGATGATCACGTTGATGAAGTCGGGGTCGGGAATCTTGATGATGCCGTCCGCGACGAGGCGACGGCAGAAGGCACGGTAGCCCTCGGTGTCCACCGTCATGCGCGTCTGACCCGCCACGAGCTTCGGCTTCTCCCACTTCGAGAGGAACACGGGACCGTTCGCGCCGGCGTACTGGATGCAGTAGCCGCCGGGCTCGACCTCCCAGGGAATGACAGTCATGCCCTTCTTCCCGAGGTGCACCTCGGCGAGCGCCGTATCGCCGTTCTTGTCCACACGGTTGAGGCCGGGGATCGCGACCATCTGCCCGAGGTCGGGGAGCCACTCGCCGTCCACGCACTGCCAGTGTCCCGGATGATGCGTGTACCACCATGCCGCGTTGCTCGGCAGGTTGAGCAGGGTTGCCATCCCCGCAGGTCGCGAGGCCGGCTGCGCTGCGAAGTTGCCGCCGTCTGCCGTTCCGAAGTTCGCTGCCATCTGTTTCTCCTTACGCACGAAGGCGTGCCCGTACCATAAGCACGGACACGCCTAGGCGCTAGGCAGAGCCTAGCAGACCATCACAGGTCGCTGACGATGCCAACGCCCTTGAGGTCCTGAAGCTCCGCAACGCCGAGGAAGGCGCTGCCGACGACCTTGGTCAGACCCGAGGCCGCATCACGCTCCCACTCGACCGCCACGGGGGCGCCGGCCGGGATGATGACGCCACCCGCCGCCGCGATGGGCGCCGGGGTGCCGAGGGCGTAGGCGATGGCGCCGTTGCCGAGCATCATGCCGCGGTAGTCCGCGCCCGCGTTCGCGGTCGGGACGTAGGACGAAACGTGGACGTTCACGCCGAAGAGCTTGCCCTTGTAGGACGCGCCGAGGGCGTTGGTCTGCTCCTGGTTCGCGATCAGGTACTGCGCCGGCCCCGTCTCCGCGCGGAGGCTGGACATGAGGTCGTTGTACTGCTGCGGGTGCAGGATCACGTCGTACTCGCCCATCACGCTCTGCAGCTGCAGGGCGAAGATCGCGCTGTAGAACGTGTCGGTGTCGAGGTCAACGCCCGTGCTGCCGACCTGGGTCGCGAAGCCCGAGGAGAGCGCGCACGCCAGCTGGTTGAAACGGCCGTTGAAGGCCGCGACCATCGCGTTCGACAGGCCATCGAGGTCCACGCCGCCTGGCACCGAGTTGGTGACGCGGGCGAGGTCCGTGAGGTCGTAGCGCAGCGCCTGACGCGCGACCACGACCGTCGCGGCCGAGTTCGTGATCGAGGTGTTGCTGACGCTCACGCCGTCGCCGGGGGCGCTCATGATGTCGGTGCCGTTGAGGCCGACGACGGGCACCTGGATGGAGTCGGAGCCGGTGCCGTTCACGCTGCCCACGTTGAGGAAGCAGGGCGCGTTCCGAAGCGAGCCGGTGTCGGCGAGCTTCATCACGATGGACTGGTAGAGCACCGCAGCGGCGCGGGAGAAGCCGTCGAGAGCGGCAAAATCGATGTTGGCCATAGTGGCCTCCTAAAGAGGTTCGAGGTTGCCGCGCCTGTCGCTTTTTACGGGAGCTTGCCCCGAGCGCGTGGGGAGTGTCCCCACGGCTAGGGTATGCCTACGCGTGACAGAATGTCAAGGGGCCGAGAGCGCCGCCTTGATCGCTGCGGCGTTCGCCTTGAACTCTGCCGGCGACAGACGCATGATGCTCTCGGGCGTCCACGCCGTGGTAGCCGGCGGCGTCTGCGTGACCGTGCCGGCGTTGACCTTCGGCATCGCCGTCGTGACGGGAGCCGCGGGAGTCGCGGGCGCGACGGGAGCGGCCTCGGGCAAGTAGGCACGCACGGCCTTCGGGAGCGCGTCCTTGTTGCCGAGCCACTCCGCGAGCGGGGGACGGCCCTCGCTGGGGAGCCGGCTGTAGGCGTGCTGCACGTACTCGATGCCCTCGGCATCGGTGATGCCAGCCGCGGCGATCTCTCGCTCGGTGCGGAGCGCCTCGCGCTCTGCCTTGCTCGCGGCCTTGACCTCCTCGATCTGCGCCCGGTATTTCTCGGCGCTCTCGGCGAGCGGCGTCAGTTCGCTGACGCGCCCCTCGAGTTCCTTGACTCGCGCAACGAGTTGACGGATACGGGCGCCCGCTCCGTTGTCGCCGGCCTCTGCCGTGGTCGTGGTCGTGGTCGTGGTTCCTTCCTCGGTCATTCTTCCTCCTCGCGTGCGGCTTGCACGCGCTCCCAAACTGCTAGTTGACGCTTCGCCCATGCACGGCCGGGGGCGCCTCCCCAGAGATCCCACGCGATGCGCCCGGCGCTCGGAT